TGCGGAAATAGCTCAGTGGTAGAGCACCTCCTTGCCAAGGAGGGGGTCGCGAGTTCGAATCTCGTTTTCCGCTCCACCTTTTAAGGCGACATAGCCAAGCGGTAAGGCAGAGGTCTGCAAAACCTTTATCCCCAGTTCGATTCTGGGTGTCGCCTCCATTTTTATTTCTTAAAAGGTGTTAAGTAGTTATGTCTGCCGCGGTGGCGGAACTGGCAGACGCAAGGGACTTAAAATCCCTCGGGTAGTGATACCCGTACCGGTTCGATTCCGGTCCGCGGCACCAAATAAGCGCAAACATTTTGCGTTGATAAGGTGATTTTCAGCACTTTATCGGTGATGGTTACATGGTCAACAAGCAAATCTACAGCCTGTTGAACATAGTAACTATTTTTTTTCACAAAAATTTCATCTTTCATAGCTGCCAAAATGGCGGCTATTTTTTGTTTGCTGAGAAGTTTTGCAGGTTTCACAGAAGTTTCACAAATAGATTTGTTAATTTCTCTGAGCTCTGCTTTGATTTGGTTCAGGCGCTGGCGATCAAATTCATCTGCGTTGCCTTCTTCAAAAATTTTGTAGAGGTTATTTAATTTTTTTTCGGCAACAGCTTTGCGCTGCATCAGTGTAGCCTGGCTGCCTGCCTGTTCCTTCTGCTCTGCCTCATATGCATCTACGATAGCATCTGCAATCCTGCGCATGCCGCCAACGGTAAAGACAACGCGCTCCAGTATCTGCAGTACCCAGTGCTCTAAAACTTCTGCACGTATCATTTTTTGCGGGCATTTAGAGGTAGGAGTCTGTTCCTTGCGCGTGCATCCGTAATAACAGTAGCGCTTGCGGATACGGTGGCCAACCATGGCGCTGCCGCAGTGGCCACAGAATACCTTGCCGGAAAGCAGATAGTTTTCCTTGGCGGTGTAGCTGGCTGCACGATGCCGGTTGCGTTCCATCTTCGCGCGGACAAGCGCCCAGTCCTCTTTACTGATGATGGCCGGGAATGCGTCCTCAATGGAAATATAATCCTCCGGACGCTCTGCAGCATGGCTGTTGCGGCCGTTCTTCTTACGCGGAATCTTATTAAAGGTATATGTGCCAATATATTTTTCGTTACATAGGATATCATGCAGGCTGTTCTTGGGGAATTCCTTGCCGGACTTGGTGGTGTATCCCTTGGCGCTGAGTGTCCTGCAGATGGCTGCGTAGCCTTGCCCTTTGAGATACAGCTCGAATATCAGGCGTACGGCAGCTGCCTCCTGCTCATCGATGACATATTTTTTGTCCACAATCTTATACCCAAGCGGTGGACAACCTCCGTTAAAGAGTGCTTTGTAAGCGTTTTCATTGAGGCCCTTCTTAGTTTCCTTGGCCAGGTTACGCGAATAATAGGCTGCCATACCTACCATCATTGTTTCCATCATCTGGCCTTCTGGTGAAAGTGCATCGATGGGCTGGGCGGCATACTCGTACCGGATACCCAGCTTCTCCAGCTTATCCTTAAAGGTAAAATAATTCAGCTCGTTGCGCGAATTTCTGTCAATCTTATGGAAGATGATAACATCAAATTTATCTTCCATGGCATCGGCCAGCATCTGATTATAAGCGTCACGCTTGGTAACATCGCGTCCACTCTTTGCTTCATCAGCATAGGTATCGACAACGATGTAGCCTTTGTTTTTGGCATAAGCTTTGCAGGCGCGGACCTGCGCGTCAATAGACTCTTCGCGCTGCATGTCCGAGGAAAAGCGCGCGTAGATAACTGCTCTTTGCATAAAATCACTCCTTTTTCAATTCTTAATTTCATAATTAAAAAAACATCTTCTTGTTAGGAATAGATAACTTTTAAGTTGAAAAAAGCAACATAATGTGGTATGATACTATTGATTGGTGGAGCGCCATTCGATATCACGGTGCAACTGCTCAACGCACCAACAAGAACTTGCAAGAACTTGTTATATCCTGCGCTGCTCGGCAAAAGAGACGATTTGTTCGTCTCTTTTTGCTTTTTATGCATAATGATTTATATATTGCAAATGCTAGCGAAAGTTAGTATAATAAATATAGCGGTGTTCACAAATCCTTTCGATAACTTCTATTGAAAGGAGGTGATATCGAATGGATAAGCAAAATTCTGCTATCGCGGAATCCTCCACCAATCAAGAGGAATTTACCATTGTTTTTGTAGCTTCCATTACTACCAAACAAGGTAAGCGCATTTATGCCCGTCAATTCGGCAAGAAAGCGTTTCCGATTAAAGTAAAAGCTTCTAAAGCTTAACAAGCTTTAAATATATTTTGTGGACATTGCTGAGAGGCTGTTGGCGTGAGCAACCAACAGCCTTTTTTTAGCTTTTTAGATAAAACTCAAGCGCTTTCTTGAATCTTTCAAATGCGTAGATAGCGTCATGGATTAGAAGAAAAATAGTACTGCTCTTTGCATAGAGTCATCTCCTTTGAAAAAAATTACGTAAATTACTTATTTTTTCACTTTACATTACGTAAATTACGTATTATAATATAATCAGAAACGAAAATAAAGATAAGCGAGGTGATCATGTGAAAAGACGCGATTTAGTGAAAATGCTGTCGCAAGCTGGCTTTAAGCTTGAACGCGATGATGGAGACCATTCCATCTACAAAAAACCAGGCAGCCGTTCCGTTCAGGTTCCAAGGCACCGGGAACTGAACGAGCTGACAGCGAAAGCAATCCTCAAGGCTGCGGGCGTAAAATAAAGATTACTTTTTACCCCGCCCGCTTTGCGGGCTTCTTACTGTAATCGCAATCATAAATTCAATAGCATTTAAAAATTAAAAGGAGGAAGAAGGGAACATGAAAGAAAAGAAATTGTTGCAAGAATACGTTTATCCTGCTGTTTTTCATGCGAACGATGATAACACGTATACTATTATTTTCCCGGATTTACCCGGCTGCATTAGCGAGGGCAAATCTTTGGGTAACGCTATGAAGATGGCAGAAGCTGCGCTCACACAATGGATTGAATATTTAAAGGACAGCAAGGAAGAAATTCCTGCACCAAGCAAATTACAAGATGTTGAATTGGAAAATAACGAGTTTGTTAATTTTATTCGAGCAGATATCAAAGATACTCGTGCAGTAAAACGTACGATTAGCCTTCCGCGCTGGATGGATGAACAGGCCGCCGAAGAAGGCCTGAGCTTATCCAAGATATTACAAGAAGCATTGTCTAAACGCTTTGTTACAGCAAACTAATATTTTTACAGATGCGCCCCCGTTATGGGGGCGTTTTTTATAACAATCTCTTTATCCCTTTGACAACGCTGTCGCTGTTCCAGCCTACGATAAGAGTTGCACTGTCCTGCACAATCTGCGGCAGGCGTTCGTTTCCCCAAGGCTTTACGGCCAGAATAGGCTTGCCCATGGCTGCGGCTGTTCTGATTTCATAATCAATCCAAGCACTATAAGATACATACATACCGGCAGCAATAATAACAATAGATGAATGTCTGATTTGTTCAGTGATAGCCTCTTGGAGCTGGGCCTTGGTTTTGCCGGTGAAAGGGTCAGTATAAGGTACGCTGTAATTACTAAAAACAATGTTAGACCTATCAATCCATTCAAGAAGTGTGTTATAATGGGGTGAATAGCTCCATGAATGGCTAATGAACAAGTGGTAAATTTTTAAGACATTAAACATTTTATCAATCCTTTCTTATTAACGGAGGTACATCATGAAATTCAGAAAGAAGCCTATTGTTATTGAAGCCTACCAAACTGATAAAGAAATGATTATTGAAACGCTGGAAGGGCCTCTACGCGCTGCGCCGGGCGACTGGATTATTACAGGACTTCGCGGCGAGCAGTACCCATGCAAGCCGGATATTTTTGAAAAAACTTATGAGCTTGTGGAAGCTTAGTTGCGAGGGCAGCTATTATGCAGTTGTGCCCAGTCAATGTTTTCGCTGGATATAATGCTTTCGCAGCGTTCGACAAGTTCATTAAAAGCGTTCGGTGAGTTCGCATAACCGCCAGAACGCGTAAGGTATAAGTAGCGTTCGTGCTTCAATATCTCAGCTGTGGAGCGGTATTGAATCCAATTTTCGTGATACTTGTTTATGCTTTGCAAGAAGTTACTGAAAGCTATAACAATGCCTGCGGCAACACCTGCATACTTGAACCACCAGCAGCTATCGGAATAATAGGAAAGGGGGACGACGATTAGAGCAAGGAAGTTGTCCAGATACTTCAACCGTTTGTACCACTTCTGATTAGTGCTGCTTTTGTTGCTGTACCAATTTATTTGATCGTCTAGCCTTTGCTGGAAATATACTTCTTCATTCAATTGAATGCTTCTCCTTTCTTGATAAAACTCAAGCTCTTATTATTTAAGTATTTTCTTGTTATTAGAAATAGCACTGAGTACGCAAGTTCCTAATACATCAGAAAAATCAAGAGGTTCCCATATTTGAACATAATAAACATCGGTTTTTGTTTTTCCGCCAGATTTATAAACAGAAAAAACTCTAGTATAAATCCATTTTTCTTCTGGTATACTTTTAGAAACTAAAATACGATGCTCTTCGTAAAGGGATATATTGTCAGAAACAACAAAGTCACATTCCAATGCTTCATGATTATAGACACCGGGGAAAGGAATTTTAACAGTGTTGACTGCATAAATTGGAATATAATAAGAAAATCTATCGTCTTTCGTAACATACTTCAATTCATCCCAACTGTACGCATACGCTGGATTCAGTGACGCTAAAAGCAATAGCACAACAAACAATATCTTTTTCATATACATACTCTCCTTACTTTATCAACCTAAACTCCGCTCTTCTTTTTCAGCGGAATTATTCACTAAATCAAATTCCATATTGAGGACATAATCAACACGACTTTTACCGTCAGCATTTAGCTGGCGGTATTTTTTTATGTGCTCTTCTTCTTGTTGGGTGAGGGAGAGCGGCACAGGGGCGGGTTCCACTTCGCCCATAAGTTCGCCAGGAGTAGTATTCAAAGCATCAGCAAATGCTTTAATTTTAGATTGCGGAATATCGTTTATTCCACGTTCTATTTTAGCTATAGTTGAAATAGAACGATAACCTATTTTTTCAGCTAGCTCTGCTTGAGTTAAGCCTAACTCTATTCTACGATTTCTAATATTTTTATATAATTCCATTTGAAACCCCCAAGATTTTTTTATTATGCTATTATAATAGCACGTTTTTTCCTGATAATCAAATTTTCTTTAGAAAAGCAAAAAATACTTGACTAATAATCAGAAAAAGACTATAATCAAATTGTGATTAAAAATCAAAAGAGGTGAGAAAGATGACCAATTCACAAGAGCTGGAAATTCAACTGGTTCGCAAAAGAAAATCAAAAAAAGCGCTTGCTAATGCGTTGTGCATCAGCGAAATGGCGCTTTCAAACAAAATGAAAGGTAAATCTGAATTTAAGGCTAGTGAAATTAGCAGAACGGCCACTTTTTTGGATTTGACAAGGGACGAAAGAGATTCAATTTTTTTTGCCTGCTAATGTGATTTAAAATCATAAATTAATATAACATAGTTATATCAAGAACAGCAAAAATGTATGTCAAGCGTATAGGAAGGAGGGAGAGAGGTGGAGGAAACAAAGATAGAAACTAATGGTATATGGAGAGGAAGCATCAGGGCAACAACTCCAGAAGGAACGCAGACATTTATGTCAGATGGCAATCGAAATTATACCGCAACTTTCTTCTGCAAAAGCAATGCTGTCAAGTTGGAGCTTGACAGCATTGAAGGAGACTTAACATTAAGCGTGCGCGGAATTAAAGATAGGGCATGAATTGAACTCTAATTGCGCAGGACAAGATTTGTTGTCACAAACAAAGTGGTGGCGCTTATAGTTGTTTAAATCACGGATACCGTTGGTGGCAGTATCTTCAAAGTAAACAGTCACTTGTTGCACTTGGCCACTACAAGGACATTTTTCATTAGTAAAAACTCTGGAATACATAATAAGTAATCACCTCCGTTCTGTAATACATATTATAGCACTGGGAGGCGAAGGAAGGAGGGGAGAGGGTGGAAGCAGGTTACACAGATAAAGTAGAAGAGACAGCAAAAGCCATCATCCGCATTTTGGCGGACAATGGCTTTAGCATTCAAGAAGCCGAAGAAGTATTAGAAGCTACAAAATATACCATTCGGCAGCAGAAAGTAGCTAGATGTTAAGGGCGTCTCAGAGCTTCAATCATTTGGCTTAATATCCTCTTGTATTCATTGGCGTAAGTTAAAGGGATTAATTGAAGCTTTCCTTCGCGTGCTGCTTGCTGCAAATATAAAATAGTGAGCGCATGCGCTCGTGTTTCAATATCTGTCAACATTAATATCACCTCCGTTCTGTAGCTACATTATAGCACTGAATGGCGAGGCGAAGGGAGGAGGGGAAGAAGATATTGGAAAAGGCAAAAAACGTTATTGAAATTAAGGTATGCGTTGATGGCATGGACGAGTTAAAAAAGTTCATTAAGAAAATGGAACAAGAGTATGGCAGCACCCATACTCTTGTGTACAAGGTCGATGTGTTCGATGTTAAGCGTCTTTAAAAGGGTCGTAGGGTTCAGATACGTCGATATGCTGCGGAGCATCTTCGTTGCGTTCCAGCATACTGATTATATCAAAATATGTTTGTACGGAACTCTGTGCAGTATCAATTTTGCCACTGCTGATGAGGGCAACAACAAAGTCTTTAGCTAATTCGCGTTTATTCATAATATCACCTCCGTTCTGTAATACATATTATAGCACTGGGAGGCGAAGGAAGGAGGGGAAGAAGATGATGCTTGATGCAAAACAAAAAGAAACCGTCGAGCAGATAGTAAAAATGCTGGACGGTTACAGAGCAGAAGAAATACAAAAGATTTTATATTGGGTTAATACATGTTGCGATTCTGGCTACGTTCTTCGCGCAGAAGCCGAAGCAGTGCAAGAACGTTTTCGTCAGTGCGAATAATCCTGCATTGTCTGTAGTCAACATCATAGAATACGCAGTCAAGGCAAGGCGGCTGCATAACGTTGGTGTTTTTCAAGCAATAAGGGCATAAGCGTTTAGCTCTAATATCCATAATATCACCTCCGTTCTGTAATACCTATTATAGCACGGAGCAAGGAAAAGGAAGTAAAAGCCATGATGATGATGAAAACCAAAAAGGTAAAACTGTACGGCGAGAAGCTGCGCAAACTGAATACAGCTATCCATGAGCGTGACGGCAACTGCTGCATCATCTGCGGCAGATACGTGGACCCGGGAGAAAAATTTCACCATGAGCCCTGCGGCGCACTGAAGAGTGATGAAATCTCCCAGGGCGTAACCCTGTGCTACGACTGCCATCAGGAACGTCACTGCGGCGCTGGCAGCAGAGTTGTAAAGGAACAAATCAAAGAATACCTGCAAGGGTTATATGGAGATGCATGAATATGAACAGACTTGAAGATTATGACTGCATCACGGAAAACGAGAAGGCAGTCAAGGATATGGACTGGTGGGCAGGCCCGTTTGGAAAGATGGCGCTGGAGATTGCCAAAGAACGTGGTCTGCTGGAAGAGGAGGAAGGCAAATGTGCAAAGCAAAGCGCATGACGTGCGCCGAACTGGAAAATAAGATTATTGACCATGCGAAGCGCTGTAAAAAATACCAGCCTAACGCAGCAATCAGAGAGCATGAAGCCAGCATGAAATACGAGCGCCTGATGCGTGAACGCCGGGCACAGCTGGCACGTGAAGCTGATGAAAGAATGAAGGCCAGCACTGCCTATGCACTGCGCTTCATCTTTAAGGAGAGATATAAAAATGGCCAATGAAAAAACTATTGTCTGGTATCGTCCAGGTAAACCGGTAAAGGCTGTGCGCGTTGAGCTTACTTTGGCCAATATGCAGAAGCTGGTGGGTGGCAAGATACAGATCGTACCGCTGGAAGCTAAAGGTAATAGCCCTGAATATACGCTGATATGTAATGAGGACGGCAAGAACAAATATCACAATGACGCTTTGTTCCCTCTGCTGAACAATAATGGCAATATCGTAGACGTTATATTTGGCCCCTGCTTTATCGCCGGTAAGCTGATGACTGATGAGGACGGCGAAGAAACATTTATCGACCTGCTGCGTGAAGACTATCTGAGAATAGTCCGCCGCTTTGGGAAAGGAGCTGTGAAGAATGAGAAGAAGGAAACTGCGGAAACTGAGGCTGCTGACCTTAGGCAGCTTACTGCTTGCCGTAATATGCTTGCTAGACTACGGGCCCGCAAGAATGGTAAGTGCAGCTTATCAGATGGTTAAAGGACCGGAAGTCACTGAGATTGTTGTACCTTACCATGTATTGGAAGAAGGAGACACTTTGGAAGGAATCTGCTGCAGATTAAAAGATGAATACGGCGATAAGCGCGACTGGCGCGAAATTGCTTTTTATGTCTGCAAGGATAACAACAAGAAAGACGGCTGGGTATACCTCGGGGAAAAAATCAATGTGCGCCTGCATGTTCCGGTCGAAACAAAATAAAAAAGCCGCCTGCAAAAAGCGCAGACGGCATGGGGATGTATGAAGTTACCAGCATCCATACATCCCTATTTTAGCATATAAGAGTGATGAGAACAAGGAGGAAGAAAAATGTCTGTAGTAAACATGCCTATTGAGTACCTTGTGCCGCATCCTCAGAACCCAAGAAAAGACTTGGGCAATCTGGAGGAGCTGACAGCAAGCATTAAAGAGAATGGCATCTACCAGAACCTTACCGTAATCCCGGTCAACGAAGCTGTACCGGGTGAAGAACCCAAGTATATGGTGGTTATTGGCCACCGTCGCCTGGAAGCTGCGAAACGCGCCGGGCTGCAGGAAGTGCCGTGCGCTATCGTAAGAGGCATGTCGGAAACGCGGCAGCTGCAGACTATGCTGCTGGAGAATATGCAGCGTAGCGACCTGACGGTTTATGAGCAGGCTCAAGGCTTCCAACAGCTTCTGGATTTTGGCATGGATATCGAAGATATATCCCAACAGAGCGGCTTCAGTAAAAGCACTATCAGACGGCGCTTGGAAATCGCTAAGCTTGACCAGAACAAGCTGAAGGAGATAAGCTCTACCCGCCAGCTTAGCCTGAAAGAATTTGATGAGTTGGCCAAAATCAAAAACATGGAAGCCAGAAACGAAGTAATGGAGAAGATTGGCACAAATGATTTTGCTTTGGCGGTGAAGCGTGCTATGGATAAAGAAAAGCTTGCTGATAACATGCCGGTATTCCTGGCAGATATGGAACGTCTTGGCATCAAGAAATTTCCGGATAGTGCCAATAAATACAGCAGCAAGTATAGACGCGTCGGCAGTCTGGACCTCTATGAGTATGAGGTAACAAAAGATAAAATTCCCAAGAAAACAGAGGGACTGTATTATGAGGCCAGCTATCCGAGAAACGTAGAGTTTTATGTCAAGGAAACAAAAAAAGCTAAAATTATAAAAAAAAGCGCCAAGGAACTTGAAAAAGAAAAACGTATCAAGGAAGCATGGTTTAAAGTCGATGCTATGGCTGCAACACATTACGAGCTGCGCAAAGCATTTATGGAAAACTTTAAAGCTACCACTAAACAGCATGAGCTTGTGCTGATGGGAGCCTACAGCGTAGCAATATTGCAGGGCGTCGCGTACATGAGGTTAGGCAACGTAAACGAAGAAGCTGGAATAGATAGCAAATTCTTCGATCCCAAACGAGACGAGAAAGCAATCAAGCTGGCCTTCGATGGTTATTCCGATATCCAGCAATGTGCGAAGGTTATCTACAAGCTGTTCGGCGACAACGAAAAAGAACTTTATACAAACAATAGCCGCTTTGGATATCCTACATACAAAATCAATCCAAGACTTGAGGCACTATATCATTGGCTCGTTGCTCTTGGCTATCAGATGAGTAGCGAAGAAAAGCTCATAGCTGCAGGTACGCACGAGATCTTCCAGCAAAATATTTTTGAGGGAGGCAACAAGTAGCATGAGTGAATACGGCAGATGCGATATCTGTGGCAAAAAATCTTTCCGGCTGAGAAGAAAGTATTATGCTTATGGCTTTCCGTGTGAGTGCTGCGGGCGCAATGGACATTATGAGGTTGTACGTTATTGCGAAAAATGCAAGCCGCAAGAACCTAAATGGACACGCGTGGTAATGGGCGCTGATGTGGCTGAAAAGCTGGGAATGCTATGGAAGGAGCAGCATAATGGACGCAGCAATAGATGAATTTACAATTAACCTGGCTATTACAATTATCGTTATGGTATGCGCGTTGGCGCTGTTAGGAGGAACAAATGATTAACAACAAGATTTATAATTACGTGAACCGGGCGCAGCTGGCCATCAATGACTGGCAATGCAGCGGCGAGATTTATTATCTGGAGCAGGCAAAGGCAGAGCTTGCCGAAGCTGTTCTCTTGGCTGATGAACTGGCCAAGGAAAAACCAGTTTTTCTTCAATATAGCGCAGAGGTGCAGGGCCGCGTTGTTTCTAGCTATTTGTGCGATACTCCGGAGGAAGCCTTGGAAGATATTCGCCCCGACCTTGCTGTGGGTGATTTGGTTATAGTCCTTAAACAAGAAGAATCCCAATGGCAGCCTTATATTGATATGGATGATTTGATTGAAGGATTTATAAGCCAAGCAGATGATGAGGCTGGCGAAGGTGCAGAAGCATGGTGCGATTTTATTTCCGGTAATGCGCTGGAGCAGGCGAGAAAAGAGCTTGATGAACAGCTCAACGATGTATTGGAGGCATGGCTCAGAAAACATAAAGTTGAAGCCGGTTGGTATGACAGAGCCGGCATTGAGGGAACGTATAGATTTTGTGGTGATAAGTTTATCCGTGTTAGCAAGGCTGGCGATGACGCATGAGCCAGCTAAGAAAAATGGAACGCAGAAAGCAGAAGAAGCTGCATCTGTTGGGCGGTGAAGAGCGGCTGAAGATTAAGGCCGGAGACAATGAACCCTTTGACATCAGCAAGACCGGCTATAATGCTATCTATCAGGCGGGCTATGAAGCAGGTATGCAGGCAGAGCGTGATAAGATGATACCGTATTATGCCAAATACTTCACCCATCAGATACTGGCAGTCTGCTGCAAGATACTCATGGAGAACTATAGCGAAATCCATGTACGCCATACGAGATTGGAGAAATTCACTGAGCTTTACGCCCGCGGCCTTGAGATGCTGGGCGAAGATAAAACCACAGAGCAGTATCTTGAGTACATCGAACAATATGGATTACATATAAATTGGAAGGAGCCGGAGACATGAAGTTTATGATAACCTGCGAAGAAGCCTTAAAAAATATAAACAAAGGCAAGATGGGAATCTTTAATTTCGGCTATCAGGTGCTGGATGTACAACAGATAAAGTATGCTCAGCATCTGGCCTGCATGAGAAAAAGAAAGCTCAGAAGCTACCTGAGCAAACACAGAAGCTTGCGTGATAAGTGCTTCCTGGAAGCACGGAAGCTGCCGCGCTTCTGCAAGACAAAAAAATAACTATATATAATAGTAGAAAATGGGCAGGTGAAATACCTGCCCAAAGCTTGATAAAGCATATTAGTTGAGTGGCATATCAGTGCCGGAAAAAATAACAGCCAAAATAACTTAGGCAGAATGGAGCGGAAGAATGTATGTAAAACGGACATGGAGATGTGGCAAATGCATCGAAGTAGAAAAATACCAGACCTTCCGCTACAAGGGAAAGATGACAGTACGTGCTCCACAAAGCAATCCTACTCCGGAAGCTATGGCCAAGGTAAACGAGCGTAACAGCTACAAGAATCTTCGTCGTCTGCTTAATACTAATTTTGGAAAAGGGGACCTGCATTGTGTATTGACCTATGCTCCGGAGAAAAGAGCAACCAGTCCGCAGGAAGCAAAAAAAGATATCCAGAAATTCTGCCGCAACGTGAAACAGAAATGCAAGCGTCGCGGCTCAAATTTCAAATATGTGGCCGTAGCCGAATACGGTAAGCGCTCTATGCATTTTCATATCGTTATCCATAGCGGGCTGAAGCTGCAGGAACTTGGCGATATGTGGCCGCATGGACGTATCCATGCAACGGAGCTGGACGGCAGCGGAGATTATGACAGGCTGGCCAGCTATCTTATCAAGCAGACCAACAAGACCTACAACGATCCGGAACGCAGAGTGTTTGCCAGACGTTATGTTACGAGCCGTAACCTTGAGCAGCCGGAGTGTAAGATTGAGAAAGTCAAGGCTGACAGCTGGCGTGAGACGCCGTCTGCACCTAAAGGCTTTTATGTGCTGCAGGATACTGTCGTCCAGGACGTCAGCGAGATTACCGGATATCCGTATCAGTATTACCGTTGCCTGGCACTAGGTGGCGGGAAACCATTGAAAACAAAAAGACTACGCAGGTAGGCGTTTATATCAGCGGCGGAATCTGCCTCGGTAGTTATATACAAGCAAAAAAACGGACAGGCGCAAGAAGAAGTATATCCGCTGCTGCTATAAGCACGGGAAGGGGGAATCAGATTGCTGGTAAAGCACTGGCAGCGTGTCGCAGAGACACGCTTTAAGTATCAAAAAAAAATTCAGATGGCCGTGGATGAAGCGCGTGCCTGCAGGCATCCGCATGGGCTGAAGGACAAGCTGAAGCCTAATCCTACCCAGCAGGATGCACTCAAGGGAATGCTGCCGCTGAAAAAGGTTAGCGTATACATCGGACGTCGGAGCTATGAGCTTGTCATTGAGCAGCCGGAGGAGTGGCTGGCGGTGATAAGGGAGACGTATGCCTTATACAAAGACTCGCCTATTGGCCACGTCATGCACAAATACTATGACAACTACGAGAACAGGCACGTCCAGCCGGAGGTTATCAGCGGGCTGCAGGGAGTGAGCCGTCAGACGTTCTACGCCTGGCGCAATGAGTTTTTGAGTGACGCTGCTATTATTGCAGCGCAGCATGGAATAAAAAATTTTTAAGCATTGCCGTTTTGTACTTTACAAATCGGCGCTTTTGACGTGGTAAAATAGTATTGTGCAAAATAGCAAGTAAAAATAAAGGCCCTGACGGAGCGTTCCGCCGGGGTTATTTTTATGCCAAAAAGCAAAGGAGGTGAAGGCACTATGGCAGAGGTAAAAAAAGCAGTCAAAAAAGCTGTTAAAAATTCCGGTAAAAAAACTACCCCAAAAGCTGGTAAAAAAACCACGTCGGAAAAGCTCAGTCCGGCGCAGGAGAAATTTTGCCTGGAATACCGTAAGCATGAGGGTAACGGCACTGCTGCAGCCATAGCTGCCGGGTACAGTGAGAGGACCGCCGCACAGCAGGCTACCAGGCTGTTAAGAAATGTTAACATTCTGAAGCGCATAAAAGAGCTGGCAGATGACGCTATCAGAAAGCAGATTATCGGGCTGGATAAACGCGCTCTGGTGCTCAGTAAAATTGCCGAAGATGATGCTGCTGATGTGCAGGCCAGAATCAGGGCGATTGACGTTCTGAACAAAATGGATGGCGTGTATGTTTTCAAGACCGAGGTTAAGATTAGCGGCAATGTCAATGTGCTGCTGAAAAGGCGAAAGAAGGAGTAATGGGCCATGAAACCACAAATAAGCCAGGAAGACTACGATGCTTTAGTAGGCTATCTTGCTGAGTGCCAGCATGATCCGGAGCTTTTCGTAAAACTTTCTTTCCCATGGGGCGAACCTGATACTCCGCTGGAGAATAAGAAAGGGCCGGAACAGTGGCAGCTTGACATACTACGTGAAATAAAGGACGAAGTAAAAACTGCTGATGTTGCCATACGTGAAGCAGTAGCCAGTGGCCACGGCATTGGTAAGTCGGCGCTGGTGAGCTGGCTCATTCTTTGGGCGCTGGGTACCTGCTCGGATACGCGCGGCGTTGTTACCGCTAACACGGAAGCGCAGCTTCGCACTAAAACATGGGCAGAGCTTAACAAATGGTACAACATGTAGATAGCTAAACCATTGTTTGACTACACTGCGACAAGCATTTTCTGCAACGCTGACGGTAACGAAAAGACTTGGCGTATAGATGCAATTCCGTGGAGTGAAACAAATTCTGAAGCGTTTGCTGGCCTGCATAATCAGGGCAACAGAATTTTGATTATCTTTGACGAAGCATCAGCGATACATGACACTATCTGGGAAGTTACGGAAGGTGCCCTGACTGACGCAGACACAGAAATCATCTGGTGCTGCTTTGGCAACCCAACTCGTTCCAATGGCCGCTTTTATGATTGCTTTCACAAACACAGAAATTATTGGCACACTCGCAGGGTAGACAGCCGCAGCGTAAGCTTTTCTGATAAAAAGCAGATTGAAGCGTGGCGCGAAATTTACGGCGAGGACAGTGACTTCTTCAAGGTCCGCGTGCGCGGCGAGTTCCCTTCTGCCAGCGACAAGCAATATATCTCGCAGGCCATCGTGAATGAAGCACGGAAAAGAGTACTCAAGCCGTATCAGTATAATTTTGCTCCGGTTATCATTGGTGTAGACCCTGCGTGGACCGGTGCGGATAAAATCTGCGCATACCTGCGTCAGGGCAACTACAGTAAGCTGCTCTTTGAATATCCGAAGAATGATAATGACCTGCAGCTTGCCGGCAAGATTGCAGCACTGGAGGATGAGTACCATGCTGATGCAGTCTTTATCGACCTTGGCTATGGTACAGGTATCAAGAGTGCAGGCGATGCGTGGGGCAGGAATTGGACGCTGGTGTCATTTGGCAGCACAAAAGGTATACCGCCTAACTGCATCAACAAGCGAGCAGCTATGTGGCAGGATATGCGGCGCTGGCTTATGGATGGCGGTGCAATATCGGCCGATGACAACGTGCTGGCTGATGACCTCGTAGGACCGGAGCTTGCTCCGCGTGACGATGGCAGAGTGCAGCTGGAGAGCAAGGAGAGTATGAAAAAGCGCGGGCTTCCGTCTCCGAACAGGGCGGATGCATTGGCGCTGACCTTTGCTTTTCCGGTACTGAGCAGAAAACAGGAACATGAATACGCCTGGAGCGTCGATAATGGCGCGCAGGAAGAATATGATCCGTTTCATGGAATGTGGTAGGAGGTGAGACCATGGAAGAAATCATTATGCAGCTGCATGGCGGCGGTGGTGGTGGCGGCGGAACGCAGATTAAGCAGAACGCACCCGGAAGCCAGAGCGCTGCAACTATTGACAGCGCGACTGAAGGACAGCGTGAATCGCTGCGTGAAAAGCTGAGCAAGGCAAGAGGCCGTAACTTTACCAACAAGACCGGCGGCAGCATGGTAGATACAATCAAGAAAGCATTGTTGGGTGAATAGCAATGTTTGAAGAAATCTATCGTGACTCAAAGCTGCTGAAGGATAAGCGCTTCGTTCTGGAGCAGATGTACCAGCGGCGCGCCTCGTTTGAACCGACGTGGCAACTTCTGTCCCGGTATATCGTTCCATATCGAGGACGCTTCCATGAGCGTGGCGGCAGCATTGACGGAGAGCGGCGTGACCGCTATCTCATCGACCCTTATCCGATGGATGCGGCAGGCAAGTGTGCTGCTGGCCTGCAGAGCGGACTGACGTCCCCGAGCCGTCCGTGGTTTGAGCTGTCTTTGGCTGACCAGGAAAAGGCTGAATATCATCCGGTACGCCAATGGCTGGATGATGTGCGTGACGTCATGATGGCCGTATATGCACGTGGCAACACCTACGCTATGCTGTACGATATCGAGGCTGAGCTGTGTCAGTTTGGCACGGCGGCGGCGCTGATGATGCAGGACTATGATACCGCGCTCTGGCATCGCAGCTACACCTGCGGCGAATACACCGGCGGTGTGGACGCAAGAGGCAGGCTTTATTCCTTTGGCAGGCGTTTTGAATTGACCGCTCCGCAGATGGTAGCGGAATTTGGTATTGATAACGTGAGCCTGGCCGTAAAGACTGCGTACAACAACAATGACCATACACAACGCTTTGAGGTTGAAATGCTCATCGTCAAAAACAATGAGTATAAGCCTGACCAATTAAAGCCCGGTAACTTCCCCTGGCAGAGCTTTTACTGGGAGCGTGGCAATCAGCAGCAGTTCCTGCGCATCAGCGGTTACAAGGAGCAGCCGTTTATTATGCCGCGTTGGACCAAGGTGGCCAACTGCGAATATGGTTATGGTCCTGGGCATAACGCATTGGGTAACTGTATGCAGCTGCAGCGTATCGAGAAAGCAAAGCTCCGCTGCATGGATAACGAGGCTGACCCGGCTATGATGTTTCCGGCAAGCCTGAAGAAAGTCAACCGCCAGCCTGGTGCAAACAACTTTATTCCCGATGGTACGCAGATGAACGCTTATCCGATGATACCGCCGGGAGCAAAGCGCTACGAAGGCATGATAGCCTTGAGCAATGATAAACGGCAGCAGATAAGCGCTACGTTCTATAATGACCTTATGGTAATGCTGACGCAGGCGCAGAACAATCCGCAGATGACTGCTAAGGAAGTCGCGGAACGTCACGAGGAGAAAATCCTTATGCTGGGGCCGGTGCTGGAGCAGTTCCATAATGAGGTGCTGGACCCGCTGACCTTGCGTACGTTTGGACTCTGTATGCGCAACGAGCTTTTCCCGCCTATGCCGGAAGAGATTACTGCAGATGAGCTGAAGGTTAATTTTGTGAGCCTCTTGGCGCAGGCGCAGAAGATGGTAAGCCTGCCGAGTGTACAGAATGTACTTGGTATGGTGGGTAACGTAGCAGGTATCTATCCTGAAGCTGCCGACATTATTAACATCGACAACGTAATCCGTGAGGTTGGCGTTATCAGCGGTACGCCTGAGAAAATCATGCGCAGCGAAGATGAGGTGCGGCAGCTCAGAGAGCAACGCCAGCAGGCACAGGAAGCACAGATGCAGCAGGCGCAGATGGCACAGGGCGCTGAGGCGGCCAAGACCGGTGCGGAAGCTGCAAGGCTTTTGAGTGAGGTGCCGGCCAATACGGATAATGCTCTGGATGATATGCTGAGCAGAATGGGGATGAGCTGATGGAAAAGCAAAGATTTGCTGAACTGCTCGTAAACGTCATGCAGACGCAGACGGGCAGGGAATTTATTTATGAGCTGCTTGACACCATGGAAGTGCATGTTCCTAACTATGTTGTCGGTAAAGGAAGTGTTATGGGGTATGAGATAGGCCGGCGCAGCGTCGGTGAAGAACTGCTCCGTATGCTGAGAGATGATACTGAGGAAGGCCTGCAGCTGGAGCTGCTGATGCGGCAGGAAGCGCGGGACCGTCCTAAAGAAAAACACAAAGATGAATTCTATGACCAATTTGAAGGAGGTTGTGTTTAATGCGAAAGAAATGGTTGTACTTTCTGGCTCCTGACGGCGGCGATGCTGGCGGCGGTGAAGGCGGAGCTGGTGGCGATGGCGGCACCGGTGGTGACGGTGGTGCTGCAGGTGGCAGTAAAAGTATCTTTGATAATCCTGATGGCGGTAGCAATCCTCCTGGTGACGGCAGCGGCAATCCTGCTGGTGATGGCGTAGCTGGCGAAGTACCGGAAAGCTATGAGTTTAACCTGGGCGAAGGCCTTACAATCACCGATGAACAGAAAACAGCATTTACCGCCATAGCTAAGGATGCAAAGCTTTCACAGGCGCAGGCTGACAGCCTGCTGAAAATGCACAGCGAGATTATCAACGGCTATATGCACGAGGCGGAGGAAGCCATCGAAAAAAACATTGCTGAATGCCAAAAGCAAGGCCTGATTACAAAAGAAAACCTGGGCTTTGCGAAAGCCGCAGTAGATACCTTCGGCGGCAGTGAGGCGATGCAGGTATTGATTGATACCGGTGCTATCAATCATCCTGCTGTCTGCAAGCTCTTTGTAACTATCGGACAGCTTATCAGCGAAGATAAACCGGCAGATACTCATGTCGGCGGTGGCAAGGGAACCCCGCGGGCAGAAGATATCCTCTTCCCTAACAGCAAATACTAAAGGAGTGAATTAAATGGCACAAACCGGACTTTATAACAACACCGGCCTGGCGACTATGTATGATATTGCGCAGCAGTATCGCTCTGCAGGTAATGAAGCAGCGGCGCAGGTCGTAGAGCTGCAGGCCAAAACCAATCGTCTCTGGGAAGTATTCCCTATGAGAACCTGCAACAGCGGCAGCGTTGAAAAAGCGCTTATCAGAACCAGTCTGCCGGATGTTGCATGGCGTATTATTAACCGTGGCGTAGCGCCTACTAAATCCAGCACTGGCCAGGCAAGCTTTACTACCGGCGGTGTTGAGGCTATTGCACAGATTGATGAGCGACTGATGAAGCTCAACAAGAACAGCAATACCTATCGACTCAATGAAAACTATGCACATCAGGAAGCTATGAGCCAGAAGATGTCTACTACCTTCTTCTATGGTGATGAACAAATCAACCCTGCTGGCTTTACCGGCCTTGGCGCTTTCTACTATGATAAGGCCGGGCAGGATGAAATCTACGCCAATCAGATTGTTGACGCGGGCGGTACCGGTAACAATCTGACCTCCCTTTGGGTAGTGACCTTTGCACCTGATACTGTTTACGGCATCACTCCGGAAGGCGTTCCTGGTGGTTACAGCTATCGTGACAACGGACGTGTTAAAGTGAGAGATGAGAATAACCTTGAATACTGGGGCTATGAATCTCAGTACAACTGGGACGTAGGCCTCTGCGTACGTGACCCGCGCTATGTAGCACGTCTGGCCAACATTGATACTACCAATACCAGCAGCACTGACTTCATCGACAAACTGATTGAAGTATATGACTGCATTGAAAATCCTGACCATGGCCGTACTGTTATCCTCTGTAACCGTAAGGTGCAGACCATGATCAATATCATTGCACAGAAGAAAAACAATGTTAACCTTTCTCTGGAAGACTTCGGCGGCAAGCGTATTCAGCATTTCTGGGGCTCTCCCATCCTGCGTAATGATGCTATCCTGAGCACTGAATCTAAAGTGCCGGTAGAATAAGGAGGTAATAACATGGCTGTAATGATTGATGCAAAGCTTATTCTTTGCGAAAATGTCGATACTGCAGCGACTGTCACCAGTAAGGCAATTGATATCGGCCGCAACAAATCTTTGAGACCGCTCTATGTTGATGTTAAACTGACTAAGGGCGTAACTGCCGGCCGCGTCAAAAGCGTAGAGCTGCAGACCAGCGCTGACGCAAACTTCTCTGCTCCTATCACTGAGATGGTGGTGACTATCGGCAAAACTGCCGAGCAGCAGAAGCATGCCTGCCAGCTGGCGCAATTCTTCGCGTCCATCCAACCGCAGGGCCGCTACGTCCGCGTAAAAATCACCGGTGATACTACCGCTCCGGCAGGCGGCAAGATTTGGGCATATCTGTCCCCGGATATTCAGGTGCCGGTATGAGATACAAAGTAATCCGCACCTGCTATTGGCAGCGCAGACTTTGGGAAAAGGGCGAAGTGGTGGAGCTGGGTGAGAATGTGCCGGAGCATTTCAAACCGCTTTATAATCCAGCTGAAAGATTGGCCCTGAACAAAAATGCTGACGAGCTTTCGGATGAAGAACTTACGAACGAAACGCCTTCCGACGAAGTGCTTTCGGATGAAGAAACTATGAACGAAGAACCTTCGGAAGAAACGTCTGGCAGCATGGAAAACCCGGATATCATGCCTTCTTCTTTGGAAGATATGAATGTTGGCCAACTGCAGAAGTTGGCACGTGCAAACGGCCTGGAGCCGCCGAAGAATGCAAAAAAACAAGAACTGATTTCCGCTCTGCGCGGAGAATAACATCGGGCCGGAGCTTATTCCGGCCTTTTGTTTTTTAGGAGGAAACCATGAACAACATTGAAATCTGTAACCTTGCGCTTGGCCGTATCGGCGTAGACGAAATCAACCGCATGGATGAGGCAAGCCAGCCTGCAAGAATCTGTACACGTTATTTCAATTTTACCCGTCAGAATGTATTGCGCCGCTTTCCTTGGACGTTCGCAACGAAGCGTGTGCAGCTGGCACTGCTTAATGAAACGGCACCTGATTATAAATACGTCTATCAATATCCTTCTGATGCTCTGGCGATACGCCTTATGTACAATGACAGCTTTGTTGGCCTGCCTAAAGATAATTACTTCCGCATTATGAATGGTAACGGCGGACGCAAGATATACAGTAATATCTCTAACGCCTACGTGGAATATACTGCAGACGTAAAGGACAGTGAAACCTTCGACAGCCAATTCATTGAAGCCTTCAGCTGGAAGCTGGCGGCGGAGATGGCGTTCGCTTTGACCGGTAACATGAACCTTGCGACAAATGCTATCCAGGCATACAATGCTTACTTTACGGAAGCAGCTGGCGAGGATGCTGCAGAAGACAATCAGGAAGAAGCTGTACAGGATAGACTGGCTAACGCCAGATGGGAGGGCTGACAATGGGACTGTATCAACTGAAGCCCAGCTTTGCCGGCGGTGAATTGTCGGACAGCATGTACGGCCGCGTCGATATCAACAAATATGATAGCGGCGCTGCCACGTTAAAAAACTTTACGGTGCAGCGTTATGGTGGCGTGCGTAACCGCAACGGCTTCCGGCATATTGGCGTAACCTATGGAGGCAAGCGTGCCTTCTATATCCCCTTTCTGTATAACACCAATGAAACCTATATCATAGAAGTCACTGCAGGGCATTGCCGCTTTCTGTACAACGGCCAATACATAGTAGAGGATAACGGAGAGCCTTATACAATAAGCAACAATCTTAATCCAGCCGACCTGCAGGGTATCTGCAAAATAAAATATACGCAGAGTGCTGACGTGCTTTTTATCGTGCATCCTGATCATTACCCTATGACGCTTACGCGCTACAGTACATATGACTGGCGCTGGGAACAGATGCCTATAACAGGCGGTCCGTTTGAGGACAGCAATGGCAGTACTGCAACGGAGGATGAGCAGGTAACGCAATTATATCGTTATGGTCCTGGAACCTACGAGCTGACGCTTCCTGATACCGTAACCAATATTTCGGTGGAATTGGCTGGTGCTGGCGGCGGTGGTGGCGGCGCTGCTATCGCAGGAACATATACGGCTCCCGGAGGTGATGGCGGCACAGGTGAATACATCCGCTTTTCAACTGATGTTCAGCCTGGGCAAAAGTATAAGCTTGAGGTTGGTGCTGGTGGTAAAGGTGGTAACGGCAGGTTAAGCGAAAAGTCGGGGAGATACTTGACCGTTGATGGAGATGCTGGTGGCGCTGGCGGCAACACGATTGCGTTTGGCAGGACAGTTAAAGGTGGTGGAGCTGGAAGTGGCGGCCATATTCTTTTCCGGTTCCAGACTACACCAGGCAGCAAAGGTGCGAGCTACAGCGGTGGTGCTGCCGGTGGCATAAAGGGAACAGATGCTGCCAGCGTCAACGGCAAAAGCGGCGGTGACGGGTACTGTAATATCCGCTTCCGCTATGGCAGCAAGGCAGCGAAGATAACGGCCAGTGCGACGGAAGGCGAAGTCACGTTAACGGCCGATAAGGATATCTTTGAGAAAGATAACATTGGCAGCCTTATTGAGCTGACTCATTATAAAAAAAGCGAATACAAAAAAGGCAAACCTGATGCAACGGATGCGCTGCTGGTAAGCTGCCTGCCGGGCTCTAGCGTCTATGTAGAGAGCTTCGGCTTCTGGAAGGGAAACTTCTCGTTGGAAAAATATAACGAGAACAGCTCTATGTGGGAGCTTGTAAGAACGCAGGACGGCAATCACAGCCAGAACTACAACTTTACCGAAAAGAACGAAGAGGAATACATTGTCAGGTACAGGGTAACCTCAACAGAGTTTGATACAACCATCTGGAGCGGTGAGAATGAGAAGCAGACCGGTTACGTCACTGTGCAGAGCTTCGGCAATGATTATAGCGGTATTATAAAAATTACTGAGTACATCAGCGGTAAAAAGGTTAAAGGCAAGGTATTGCGCACGATTGGCAGTACAGACGCTACGCAAATCTGGGCTTTTTCTCCGTGGAGCAGGAGCAAGGGCTATCCGTCTGCAGCAGGCTTCTTTGAAGACCGCTTGGTATTTGCCGGCAGCACAAGATATCCGCAGACGTTCTGGAGCAGTAAGGTAGGAGATTATTATAATTTCGGAACATCAACACCTGTGGTAGACGATGATGCAGTAACGGCTACTCTAAACGGCGGCCAGATGAACGGTATCAAAGCAATGGTAGCCTTTGGAGAATTGATTCTGCTGACAAGCGGCGGTGAATATAAGGTAAGTGGTGGCCAAGGCAAAGCGCTCACGCCTAGCAATACTTTAAGTCAGGCGCAGGAATACCGCGGCATATCTGACGTATTACCGGTAACTGTAGGCAGCAGAATTGTCTTTGCGCAGCAGCAGGGCAACATCATCCGTGACCTGGCATACAGCTATGAGGCTGATAAATACACCGGCGATGACCTCAACCTACTATGCTCTCATCTCTTCGATGGCCACAAAGTAGTAGCTATGACCTACCAGCAGACTCCGGACAGCATCATATGGTTTGTCCGAGATGATGGCCTGCTCTTGGGACTGACCTATATCAAGGAGCAGGATATCTACGCATGGCATAAGCATAGCATTAAGAATGCGCGCTTTGTCAATGTCTGCTGCATCCCTGGCGGAGAATGTGACGAGCTTTATGCTGTCATAGAACGTAACGGCCAATACGAGAACGTTATGCTGGAAAAGAGGAACGATAACGATGTGCCGGAAGAACAGATTTATGTTGACGACGGCATAACCGTACGTGGCAGCGATATAAAAGAGGTAACGGGCCTGACGTGGCTGGAGGGTGAAACCGTGGCCATACTGGCTGACGGAAACGCGCTGCCGCAGCAGAAGGTGGAAGGCGGTAAAGTTACGCTGAGCGAAAAGCATGGCTACAGTGTTGTGCATGTAGGACTGCCTATTGATGCAGTCATAAAGACACTGCCGATAGAATTCCAGATGCAGGACGGCAGCTCCATTAGCCGCAAGAAGCGCATAGGTAATCTTTCCGTCCTCTTTAAAAACACGCGTGGCGGACTGTATGGCCTGAGTGAGGAAAAACTGGATGAAATCAAATGGCGCGATACTGAAGCATATGGCCAGTCTACAAAACTTTTCACCGGTAAGAAAAAATCGTCCTGCCTGCTGCAGGCTGGGACGAAACGCAGCAGCTTATCATTAAGCAGGATGCGCCGCTGCCGATGACGGTATTGGCCATTGTGCCGGAGATTGTGCCGGGAGGATAATATGGCGGAATATACTTTTTCTCGTCCGTCTGATAGAGATATTGAATACGTGGCCGCACATCTGCGGCAGGACAACAGGCAGGAGCTGACGGCGCTGTATGGTGCTGGACATGAGCTGGATGTTTTAAAAAGAAGCGTCAGATATAGCGAACTGATTGGCTGCTTTTATGTTGACGGCATACCTGCAGCTATATATGGAGTAAGAAGCCCGGCTGCAATATGCTCTGTCAAATGCGTCTGGCTGCTCATGACCGACGAAACATTGAAGCATAGGCTAGTAGTAGGGCGATATACCAAACGCTTTCTGAGGGCGATTGTGGCGGCCTATGGGCCTATGTCCAATAAGGTTGATGCTGGAAACGCAGAAATCCTGCGCTGGCTCAGATGGCTTGGCGCTGAGATATCGGAACCGGTGCAATGCGGAATATACAATCTGCCGCACAGGGAATTTTATTTTGACGAAAGAATTTTAAAGGAGGGATAGCATGGGCGTAGGAGTAATGATTGGTGCAACTCTCTTGGGCGGTTATCTGCAGGGACGTGCAGCACGTCAGCAGGCCAACGCACAGGCGGCGCAGGCGCAGGCAAATGCTGATATCGCCTATAACAATGCGCAGAAGCTGCAGGAGCAGGCCGAGAAGCAGGCGCAGAATAATGAAATCAACGAGGAAAACAAACGCCGCAGACTGCTGCAGCTGCAGGGGCAGCAGAGAGCCAACATCGGCGCGGCCGGAATCACGGCAAGTGGCAGTGCACTGGCGGCGATGGCAGACAGCCAGTTTAACCAGGAGCAGGAGCTTGCCTTTGAGAGATACAATGCGCGTCAGCAGGTAGATAACATCTTCCAACAGAGTACGGACAATTTGAATCAGGGCGATGCCTATGCGTCGAGCGCCAGAGCCTACCGTAAGGCAGGCAAGCGCGCTATGATGAACAGCATGCTGCAGGCAGGGCTGAGCGTAGCGTCTAATCTTTATACGCCCAAAAGCATGGGGGCGTTGAAAAGCTCAGCCGGTAAAAGCGTAGGCCTGCAAAACTACAGTGTACCGGGCTACACAGAGATGAAAGGACTGCCTGCTCATACCGGTGGCGGCATCTCAAGCTACAGTAATGATGGCTGGGCGAAAGCAAAATGGTAAAAATGTCATTTTGTACTTTACAAATCGGCAAAGTATGTGTGTTAAAATGATAGTGCGGAAGGGAAGCCATTCTCCCATTTTCATCATACTCTAAAAAATTAGCAACGTAGAAAGCATCTGAGGCTAAGCCTTGGGTGCTTTTTGCGTATATAGGAAAGGAGCAGAATATGGCAGTAATTGATGTTTACGAGAACCAGGCAAAGCTCGGTACGCCTGCAAGCCGGACGAGCGGTGTGCATCCTGATATGGGCGGGCAGATGGCGCTGGCAAGGGCAAATGCAAATCTTACCAATACGATGGTCGAGGGAGGGCAGAAGCTCTATGAGCAGATAGCCATTGCCGACGTGATGAAGGCCAATAATGATTATAATATGCAGATGAGCAGGCTGCAGAATGAGCTGCTGCAGAACAAGGAAGAGAACGCAAGGGATAACCTTACCAAGTACGAGGAAGGGCGCAAGAAGATTATCAATGGCATTATGCAAAAAGGACCGTCGACGCTGCGTGGCGTTTTGGGAAGCAAGGCCTTTTACAATACCATTGAGCGTGACTGGACCGGCCAGCGTGCCCAGATGGAACGTTATACCATGGGCGAGATGGAGAAGTACCAGGATACGCAGCTTAACAATCAATACAAATTAGCTTTGAAGGACGTAGCTGTAAACTGGCATAACAATGATGATCTGGACGCTGTTATGCGCCGCGGCGATTTTATGACTGCAGCAAGGTACGCCAACTATGGCCAGGAAAAGATTGCTGAAGCAAGCAACAAATGGAAGGCTGCGGTAGCAGAGACGGCAGCGCAGGCTGCTATCAATTCAGACAGCAGCGAAGGATGGACGCGTGGCGGCGAGATACTGCAGGCCTACGGTTATCTTATGGACCCGCAGAAACGTATTCAGTATGACAAGATTATCAGTGCGAGGGAGAAAAGCAATAATCAGCTTAATACCTTTGCCGGCATTTATGCTAAGTATGGCAGTGATATAAACGGCGGTGTGCAGGCGCTCTTGTCTACGCAGACCGGTACGGCAGATATCGCCAAAGGTTTGGCATTTGCACAGGGAGAGGAAGGCAAGGCTTGGGGCAGCAATCAGTGCGCTAACTTTGTAAAAAAGTATATTCAGACGGCTGGCGGTGATTATGAAATTACCAGCAGTTTGGCTGACGGTACCTACCTTAACGCAGAACGTAAAGGGCTGACGTTTAATGACCGTAAACAATTAAGGGACGGAGATATTGTCTATTGGCAGGTAGATGGCAGCAAGTACGCTACGAGCGACAACCCGGATGATGTACATTCTGACACCAAGGCCTATAAGGGCATTACCCATGTCGGCATATACAATGCCAAGACCGGCAAGGTTATCCAGAGCGGTGAGCATGGAGTGAGTGAACTGGCTCTGGATGCTGCCGGATATCATACGGTAGGCTACAGCCATATCGGCGGCAGAGCTATGGACGCTACAGAGCGCGAAGAATTAAAAAAAGGTTATATGCAGTACGCGCTGCAGCAGGTGCAGCAGAAGCGTACAAGCACTAACCTTATGGTGGAAAGAGCTTCGGATGAAATGTTTGCTGCCTACAATAATGGCATACGCGACCCGGCGTATTTTGAAAACATGGCCAAACAGATAGCAGGCAACGATTATAGCGCCTATAAAACTTTGCATGCTGTAGCCAAAAGCTTTACATCTTCGGGCGTACACAAATTAACTGTAGGTGAGGCTATGGAAATAGAGGATGCCATAGACAAGGGCGGACTGTCGCAGGATGAGCTGATCCAGAAGTTGTCTGATGCAGGCTGCAGCACGGAAACAATTATGAAATACGTGCATATGAATAAGCAGGCGGCGAAAGCTGCAGCTAGGGGCGAAGGCAAGGCATCATTTGACTGGGACAGCGTTATGGAAGCCTTTTACAGCAAAATGGGCGGAAGAAATAAGGTGCCGGAAGCGTGGCGTCCAGGATTGAAGCGGTACGCCAAAAGAGCAATAAACGAATACATAGCTAAAGAAAACCGCACGCCTACCGTAGACTGGGTGATGGATATTATGGAGCAGGGACTGGTTAAGGGCGTTGGCGGTGTTACGATAGAAGGTGAACACTTCTGGAACAGTGATATATCATACAACATGGCACAGCTTGGCAACCATGATATCTATCATATCGGTAATGCAGACGACGGTTATGTCAATGTATGGTTTTATGGCAATGCTCAGCCGGTGCGCATGAGCAAGGCAGCGTTTAAGCAGACGATGGGAGATTAACATTATGGGAACTTTTAATTTCAGTAATATGCAAGGTGGCCAGCAGCAGGAAACACAGAACATTCCGCGTGAATTTCGTCCTGCTGTTGAGCAGGCAAAAATAGAACCGGTCGGCTCTTACAGTAACAACAAAACAGGATTCTGGGACGGAGTGAAGAATTTTTTCTCCAGCGCTGATGTTGATACCAGTGCCGGCTTTATTGATGAAACCGGAACATGGAACAATGGCACTAAACAGGAGCTTGCTAAATACTATCCTACACAAAAGAGTGCGGAAGAACTCGAAAAGGACAGACTAGGCTCTTTGTGGGACAGAACGTATAAAAAATATCATTACAGCAAAGACGATGTGTTGCTGGAAGCAAAAAAAATCAGCGCGGCCACAAGCATTCCGGAAAATGCTATCCTGGCTAACGCTGATAATCTGGCCAACGCACGCAATGTATATAATTATCAGCAGAAGGCTATGGACCCGCAGGCAGTGTTTAAGGCCTACCCTGAGCTGAGTGAGCTGGCCAAGCTAAGTGATACCGACGCTGCTATTGCTCTGCATAACTTAAAGAACGTGCGCCAGACGCAGGGCATTATTGAAGCAGCTAAGACCGGCTGGGAGCTTGATAACCTGATGAGCGAGCGCGGCCGTATGGGCTACGCCGCTATGAACGGCAAGGAGCTGACGGATGCTGACATTGCACGTTTAGGAGAAATTGAAAAAGCACAGAAAAATTCCAAGGAGCTGCCGGGGCTTTTTGAGGACCCGATGAGTGCTATTGTCGGCGGCACAGTGCAGAGCGGCAAGATGATGCTGCGTAATGCTCTTAATGGCCAGAAGATGGGCGTATACGGCGCTGGCTTCGGCGCGCTTCTCGGCGGTATTGCCGGCGGCGGTGCAACGCTGGGTGCCGGTACTGCTGCAGGCGCGGCAGCAGGTGCCAAGATCGGTTATAGCGTCGGCAGCCGTATCGGTATGGCGCAGGATATGTATGACGAAATTGCCGGCAACAACTACCTTGATTATAAAGGTTATAAGGATAAGCAGGGCAGGCAGCTGCTGACAGATAATCAGGCGCGCAGCTATGCTGCTGTAGCGGCAGCGCTGGAAACAGGTATAGAATTCAGCAACGCAGATAAAATCCTGAACGTCATCAAAGGCGGTGCAGGTGCGCAGAGCATCAAAGAAATTATCAGCAGTGCCAAGGACAGCACGGAGCTGCAGAGCCTGCTTGCCGCATATCTGCGTGACAGTGCAAAGAACATCGGAACAGTGGCTATCTCCGAGAGCGCGGAAGAAGGAGTGCAGGAGATGAGCAACAGAATTATTTCTGATATTGCTGCAGCAAACAATCCAGGCGGTGATATCCCTACATATACGGCAAAGGACGTTATTGTTGGCGGGCTGGAGGCAAGCTGGCAGGCGCTGCCTGCGTCGATCGGCTTTGGCGCTGGTGCGCATGGAGCAAGCACGGTATCCTTTATGCGTCGTGCATCCGCGGCGCTGCAGCTGAAAAGCGAAGAACAGAAGGCTAACCTGCGTGATGCTAACGGCATATCTATGCTGAGAAGTCTTGCTGAGGATATCAAAAACAATGCTTTGTTTAAAAAAGCTCCGGAAGTATATAACGAAGTACTGAATAATCAGCTCAAAGGCACGGAGCTGGAATCTATTAACATAGATACAGAGTACGTCCTTAATCAGCAAGGCGGCTATGAGCTTTTGAAATCTGCAGCAAAGGCAGCAGGCATAGGCGAACAGTATCTTAAAGACATCATCGACACTAAGGCAGACTTGAAAATCAGTACAGCAGATTATGTATCTAAGCTGCTGCCGACTGAAATCGGTGCCCATCTGGAAGACTACATCACATTCAGCGATATCAGCGAATGCCTGGCACGCAACAGAGAATATGCCGGCAGGATGCGCCGCGAGATGGACCGCATATTGGCATATGAGAACCGCCAGCGTGAAGATGCTTTGAATACCTACCTTGATAATAACTTCCATACTCCGGAAACCCGTGAGATAGCAGAGGCAGTATTGCGCCGCTTCCCGGATAATCCTAAGGAAGGCGTAAAGGAAATCAGAAAATCGCTGCAGGCCAAGATTGACGAGCCGCTTAATCAGATTATCGAAGAGCTGGAAAAGGGTATGGGAAACGGCGTAGCTGTAGTAGAAATCCCCGAATATGATAATCAGATGCGTGGCATCAAGGTAAGCAATAACGACCCATGGTATCAGCGCTACTATAAAGAGAATAAGCATAAGCCCTCTAAGATGGAGCTGCGTGAGCTGGCGCGTGAGATTTGGACCGGCCACAACGAGTATGGACTCTTTGGCTGGGAAAACCGCACTCCGGAAGAGAACCAATGGTATGAGAATAACAAGGCAGCTATGGAAGCAACGGAAGAAGCTATCCGCAGATTGGATGCATTGACTCCTGCTCTGGAAAAAATAGCTCCGGGCGAACTCTCTATTACTGAAGGCCTGAGCGAAGAAGGCTTTGAGGTATATCGTAAGCTGCGTGGCAAGCTGGAAGGCGCTGAAAGCAAAGAAGTGCGGCAGGCAGCACAGATGAGTGCTATCCTTGCCGCACGAATGGCAGACCGTATGGCTGAGCTGCATAGACAGGTTGGCCATACTAAATACACTGCGCTTGATTATGCGCGTAGTATTGGGCTTATCAGAAGTGAAAGTGAAGCTGCTGAGCAGAAGTTTAATCAGGCAGTAAATGTAGGTATAAATGAAAATACCAAATATAAACTTTTAGATTTAGATGTTTTGCAAGACAATATAGGCACTGACAAAGAAACTCCGGAGGCTAATCAAAAAGCCATAGATTACATTAAACATGTATTAACTGAAAATGAGCCGGTCACTACAAAAGATTTGTCAAGTGTATTTGATTTTAGCAAGATGAGTGAATATGATCAGCGTCATATTGTTTTGGCAAAATCGCAAAGAGGGCGAAAAAACAAAACGGAAAGGCAGGGAAGAAATTTAACCATCAGTAATCCTAGAGAGATTTTGCAAAATGCAGTTTTAGTTGAGATAAATCCATCAAAGCATTCTAATGAAGTAGACAATAAGTTACGTGAGGATATCAAAGGTTCATTGTCATATAGATTTGTTATACCAGTAAAGTTAAATGGACAGGCTCAAACGTTGGTCATTACTGCTATTGGGACATCTGCTAATGTACTAAAAAAATTAAACGAAGTAACTTTATACGAAGTTTACACAACAAAAATCCCGCCATCCCAGAGACAAGCTTCCCTGAAAGATGGCGGGATAGGGGATGCTTCAAAAGAAACAATTCCCTCTGAATATAGTTTAGCAGAGATTTTAGCAAAAGTCAAAGACCTTAATCATAAACCTTATGTTGATAAAGAAACAGGCAAGCTAATAATAGAAGACCAGATGGCTATAGGCTCTATGAAATTAGACCAGAAAGCATGGCATGGCACGCCTTACGATTTTGAAAGGTTTGATATTGGCAAAATCGGCGATGGCGTTGGTGACCAGGTACATGGCTGGGGCCTGTACTTTGCTAAGGATAGAAAAATATCAGAGGCATACAAGGAAGTGCTGGGGGCTGACGCTGGCGCAGTAATTGTAGATGGTGTTACGTACAAAATTGATGAGGAGGGAGATTGGGCAACAGCAGCAGGACAGAAGCTCATTGACAATGGTCCGTTAGAATTTGTTCTGGATACGTTTGATGCAATGGGCGGAAGCAAGAATAAGGAAAGTGCAATAAAAAGCTTAAAGGAAAGAATTGCCGGAACCAAAAGAACGGCTAATACAGAAAGCTATATTGCTAAACTAGAAGAAGCGATAAACATTATTGAAAAAGCTGACGTGAAGTACGAAAATACTTCACGCCTGCTGAAAGTGGAAGTTCCAGAAAACAATGTGTTGCTAGATGAGCAGAAGACTTTCATTAATCAGAACAAAAATGTACAAGCGCTTTTGAAAAATACTATAGAATCTTTGGATGATGCGCGGTCAATGAAGTTCTGGGAAAATTTGCTGGACTTTAAATTAAGAGCTTTTGATAATGCTGGCAAGGTTCAGTTTAAGATTGATGGCTTCAATAAATTAGCAGATGGCATTGGTAAGCTTTTAGAGAGCAATTCTAATACATTTGTTTATAGAACTCTTGCAAGAAGCTTGGAAAGATACGGATATAGCAAAGAAGAAATTGAAAAGCTAAAGTCAGATGGCGAATATCGTAATCAGGAACAACAGAAGCTCAGAAGTCAGGCTGCTGCTTTAGAAGAAGAATTAGAGCGTGCCAAAGCAGAAGATGCTGCTGCAAAAGAGAAGGTTATCAACCAGGCGAAAGCTGATATTTCCGGTACTTTGGGGGGCATGTTTTCCGGCAACAAGATTTACGATGCTCTGGCGAAGGCTATGGGCGAAGAGGATTATAATTGGCGTGGCGCGTCTGAGCTGCTTAATGAGCACGGAATTAAAGGCATAGCTTACGAAGGTATGAAAGATGGCCGCTGCTTTGTCGTCTTCGATGATAAGAGCATTGATATTATAGAGCGCTATAACCAATCTGCTGGCATAAGTGAGAGTGTACATATCGGCACTGAGCTTACTGTACAACGTTCAGCGCAGGAAGTTATTGATGCTTATAATGAACTGGATGCTATGAAACCAGTAACACTTGAATTTGCAGAACTTACTGGGCTTGACGTAAAGGAACAGCGAAAAGCGGCAAGAAGGAAATTTGATGAGCTGTACAAGAAAGATGGTGACTCAATTTATCTTACTAACAGGTATGGAGATAAAATCAACATTCCTACGGCAGTATTTAAAGAAATTAAGAGACACACAGCTAATATTGACGCATTGCAAGTCATTCCACATATCCAGCAATTATTAGATAGAAGTATCTATCTCTACACTACTATCCCAGATATAAATAGAGAAAAGCGCATGACGAGATATGTAACTGAATACAGAACATATGGAGCTAAAGTATTCATTGATAACACTGAATACTTTGCTAAGTGCGTTATAAGGTTACAAAAAAATGGAGAAATTATTCTTCATGATATTGATATAAATAAAAAAATAAAGGATGAAACTTCTGACCGAAGTGCCCCCGGTTACTATCCGGGACTTGGGTCAACAAGTTCATCCTTTGTTATAAATAGTATACCATGGTGGCTGAATGAGGTCAAGACTAAGCTGCTTGATAGCAAAAAACTCATGCAGGAAGCAGGCCAGAAGGGCTTTTATAAAATCAAAGGCCAGACTGCCTTTAAAACTACCGGCGAGAAGGTTATCTCTCTGTTCAAGGCTGCAGACCAGTCAACCTTTATGCATGAGATGGCTCATATCTATCTGCATGATATGCTGGCGCTGGCAGAATTGCCGAATGCTCCGAAGCAGCTGCTGGATGATGTGGCCACGATTAACCAGTGGGCAGCGTGGAATGATACGCAATTTGCCAAAGAGTACAAAGGTACTGCTATGGAGAGTGAATTTAAAAAGCTAAACGAGCAGATGAAAACTGCAGTTGCCCAAGGCTCCGTTGAAATCGAAGGCAGGGCAATGACCTTGGAACAGATGCAACGGCTCTGGATGCAGGAACGCTTTGCCCGCGGCTTTGAAAACTATCTGAAGAGCGGCGAGGCGCCTACAGAAGCAACGCGCAGTATCTTCCGGCGCTTCAAGCAGTGGCTGACTAAAATTTACCGTGCATTCAGCCAGATTGGCGGTGCTCCGTCCAAAGAGGTTAAAGCAGTTATGGACCGCATGATTGCCAGTGAAGATGAAATCGACATTGCTATGAGAAAAAAAGGAGTGGATGATTTTGCCGAAAGCGGTGGTATGGACTATCTGGAGGGAAGCACGAAGGACGTATATCGCCGTATGGTAGAGCGCGCCAAGGCTGATGCTGAGGAAAAGGTGCTCAAGATAGCACTGAAGGACATCAAGGAAGATTACCGGCAGCAGGAAAAGGAACTGTTTGAGCGTGAAGAAGCGGAATACCGTGAGAAGCTGGCCGCAGAACCGGTATTTATTATCCAGGAGCATATCAAGAATAACCCTAATATGAGCAGGTCTGTTATCTGCGAAACACTGGGCATGAACGTGGAGGATTACGTCAAGCAGCTTAAAGAGTATGGTGGCAGCTTGGATACTGCAGTAGAAGCTCATATGAAAGAATTTAAGGAAGGGATAGATAACAGCGGCATAGATGCTCAGTATTTCCGTGAACGTGCGGAAGAAGTGGTGCAGGAGAGCAAATACCGTAAGCTGGCCACGGCGATGGAGCTGGAAGCGTTTGAGCGCATTGCCAAAAAGCAGCGTAACCTGACTACCAGAATAGAGGCCGAAGGCAAGAATGATACTGCAGAAAAAGGCGTCATTAAGACGGTAGACAAGATGACCAGACAGAGCAAGCAGATAGAAGAGCTTACTGCAGAAACAAAGGAACTGAAGCAGGATAAGCGTGAGCTGCTTGCTAACGTGCGTGGGCTGCGTGATGCAGCGCTTCGTCATTACAAGGACTATGTGCAATTCGTCGAGATGAAGCTGGAGGTTATGCCTATTGAGGATGCCAATAACTACCAGATGTGGCGCAGAAAGTCGGCGCAGGCGCAGTACAATTCCGAGCAATCTCTTATCAAAGGCAACTGGGATAAGGCCGTCAAATACAAACAGGCTCAGCTGATCTATGATATGTTTGCTGACAGAGCTGTCCGCAACGCCAAGCAGATAAAGAAGATTGAAGATGGCCTAAAGCGCAAGCAGCAGACAATCAGCAAGGCGAAGAACATATCTGCAGATGAACGTTATGCGTATAATCATCTTATGTACGTCTTTGGCTTTTCTGACGCAGACGCACCGGTACCGCCGCATTATGAGGGCATCATGGAGGTATTGATGAAAGCAGACGCTACAAGGGAAGAAGGCGGCCTTATGCTGGAGTCGCCGTTCTTCGGACCAGATGGCCAGACCAATCTGCCTGAATGGTTCCTGCAGGCGGCGATGAACAGCAATAAACGTAAAGCAGGGCATAAGGATTTGAGTAATATGCAGGTTGATTTGGTGGCACAGGTTATGCATATTATCTATAAGCGCGGCATGGATAATATGAAGCTGGCTACGATTAAAACCAAGGACGGCAGAACCCTGGCTGTTGACGAAGCAGTTGCTGAGATTGAAGGGCAAGTGCGCCAGCGTATGGTGGAACTCGCTAACGCTGACCCGACTGGTGCCAATAAAAACAGATGGCAGGATGACGCTGCAAACTTTATAGACCAGGCTGACAGGTTACTGATTAAGCCGGAGATGGAGCTGAAAAAGCTGGGTGATGTGGCGCTGCGGTATATCTACGACCCGCTGAAGGAAGCTGCAGACAAAGAGCTGAAGATGGCCGTGAATATGCAGAACAAATTAAAAGGACTGTTTGGTGCCTACTCTCCCGAGGAACTGGCAGATATGCGTAACAAACGCCGCTATAAATTTGGCTCATCGGTTATTACCAAGGAGCAGACCATTATGATTGCGCTTAACTGGGGTACAGAAACTAACCAGCAGCGCGTCTTGGACGGCTATCACGTCAACGTAGCGCAGGTTAAAAATGTGCTGCAGTATCTGGATGAGCGCGACTGGAACCTCGTCAACAGTATCTGGAAGCTCTACGATATACATTGGGACCAGATAAGAGAGATTGAAGCACGCATGACCGGTGCCGTGCTGCAGAAGCAGGAAGCCAAAGGCTTTGTTGTTGTCGGACAGGACCGGAAAATCTATACCTTAGATGGTGGCTACTTCCCTATTAAATACGACCTGCGGGATTTGCGTACGCAGGAGCAGGCTGACGCTGCACAGCAATCGGCAATGAGCAACATTGCAATGTCTTTAGGCAAGGGCTTCCTGAAAGAACGTACTCAGCATAAGGTTGAGCGCAGGCTGGATCTAAGATTTGAAGTTATCAGCGGCAGTATTACTGACGTTATTCATCTGGTGGCATTCCGTGAACCGGTACGCGACGTGCGCCGTATCGTACTCAACGAGAATTTTAAAAACCTTGTCTACAATTACCTTGGCCAGAACGCTTATAAGAATCTGAAAAAGTGGACCAGCGATTGTTGGGCGGAAGAACCGATACCGAGGACGGCCTACGAAAAGGTCTTGGCTAAGCTGCGTAATGCTCAGACAATGGGAACAATGGGCTTTAGGGTAACAACGGCGCTGCTGAATATCGCCAACGCTCCGAGCGTAGCTCATTATATGGGAGCTGCTGAGCTGCTGCACTCGCTCAAAAAATTTTACAGTGCCCCGCGTCAGTATACGGATTTCGTTTTCCAACGTTCTGTATTTATGGCAGAACGTGCGGAAACCATGGATGCCAGCATCCATGATGCGCTGAAAGCACCGAATATTTTGGATGGTGTTCCCGGCATAGGCAAGGCTGGCGAGACCATAAAAAACAATGCTTTCAAGCTGATAACCTGGACAGATCTGATGCTGGCATTGCCGCTTTGGCAGCACGAATACGAAAAGACCTACAATGCAGAGATGGATGCCGGACGTTCGCCGCAGCAGGCGAGGGAAGCAGGCGTAAATGCCGGCGATGCTGCGGTGCGCTGGTGCTTTGGCTCTGGCCGTACGGTAGATAAAGCAACTGTCCAGCGATATGGAGGAGAATTGATGAAGCAGTTCACCGTTTATTACAGCTATAACTCTACAGTCTATAATGCCCTCAATTATAAATTATGGGAAGCGAAGGTAGGCTACAAGAAGGCCGTAGCAGCAAGTGCAAAGAATAAAAGCATGGCTCTGATGAAAGCTGTAGCTCATGCTGGCGATGCGTTGCTGATGTGGGTACTGCTGCCGGCGGTTATCTCGGCGCTGCTGCGTGCTGGTGCAAGCGGTGACGATGATGACTGGAAGATTGAAAAGCTTATCAAGAGCATGGGGCAGGAATCTCTTACAGGAATTGTCGGTGGTATACCGGTGCTGCGTGATGCTGTACCTTACTTTATGGCAAAGGTGTTTGACGAGCATCAATTTGCTCCCAAAATTCCTATTCAGAATACCATTGAGCAGACCAACAGAGTTATCCAAAGTGCCGTCAGTGACAAGAAAACTATCAGCGATACACTGCGGGAGATGGGCAAACTGACAAGTCAGGTTACCGGTGCACCCAGCACGTTAATAGATAGCTTTACAACAACGCTGCAGTATCTGGAAAGTGGCTTCGATGAAAGTGTTGCGGATTATCTGCGCGCCTTGATCTTTGATAAAAAGCTGAAGAAAAATCAAAAATAGTCATTTTGTACTTTACAAAACGGCCTGAAAGCCGTGGTAAAATATTATTGTCAATAAGTATGCAAAAAGCCCTGGCTGATGCCGGGGCTTTTGCGTTATGGAAAGGAGCAGAACATGACAGTACAGAAAGACGTTACTAAAAACATATATGTTGGTAACGGCTCAACGAGGACATTTCCGTTTACCTTTGAGTGTCCTGCAGAGCATCCGGAATATATTAAGGTATATCTGATGCAGGATGATGGCACGGCGCTTGCCACAAGCGATTATCAGCTGGACATGGATGCAAGGCAGATAACATATCCTAGTAGCGGAACAGCTTTGCCGGAAGGCAAGAAACTGGTTATTATGCGTGAGCTGCCGCTCCAGCAGATGATGAACCTTGTCAACAACGGGCCGTACTTCGCGGAAGATGTGGAGCTTGCGTTTGATGAAAACGTAATGGCTATGCAGCAGATAGCCGAGAAACTTAACCGCAGTATTATCATGAGTGTGGATATAGATGGTGATGCTTTTGTCAATGAAGTGCCGTTTGAGGCCGGCAAATCGTTTAGAATTGCCGACGATGGGAAGAGTATTGTACTGACGGAGGACCCGGCAAGAGTGCTGCCATTAGTTCAAGAGGCTTATGCGCAGGCTCAAGCACAAGCGCAGAGTGCATATGCGAGTGCAGTTGCAGCGGCGAAGAGTGAAGATAGTGCCTTCGAATCTGCTGGCGTAGCAGGTAACAGCGCACAGTATGCGAGTGCATCTGCTGCAAGTGCTTCTGAAAACGCAAGGTTAGCAGAGGGTTACAAAACAGCAGCAGAAACTGCTAAGAGCAATGCGTCCCTTTATGCTGCCAACGCTAAGACCTCTGCTGATAATGCAACTGCTAGTAAAGAAGCGGCTCAATCTGCTGCTACTACTGCTAGTAACTTTGCGTCTGCTGCAAGAAACAGCGCAGGTGAAGCAAAGACCTACAAGGACAATGCAAAAACCTACATGGACAATGCTAAGAATTATAGTGAGAACGTTAATGTGTTTGTTCCTAGTGTGTCTGATAGCGGTGTATTGAGCTGGACGAATAGAGCTGGCTTGGATAATCCTGCTAGTGTAAACATTAAGGGCGCAAAAGGTGACAAAGGTGACACTGGCGCACAAGGTATACAAGGTGTAAAAGGTGACAAAGGTGATAAAGGCGACACTGGCGCACAGGGTATACAAGGTGTAAAAGGTGACAAAGGTGACACTGGCGCACAAGGCTCAAAAGGTGATAAAGGTGACACTGGCGCAACTGGTGCTCCCGGTGCTGCTGCTACTATCCGTATTGGCAATGTGTATACAGGCGCACCCGGTACTAACGCAAGTGTTTCCAATAGTGGTACTTCTACTAACGCTGTCTTGAACTTTACGATTCCAAGAGGTAATCCGGGTGCTGATGGTGGCGTTACTGTTGATGCTGAACTGTCTAATACATCTATGAACCCTGTGCAGAATAAAGTTGTAAAAACGAATATGGACTCTCTTTATAACAACCTTATGACTAAATTAAATATGTACAGAAGTGAACTTCCTACTAAAGTATCAGATTTAGAAAATGATGCTGGCTATCTGACGCAACATCAGTCACTTGATGGGTACGCCAAAACGTCTGTGGCTAACATATGGACTGCACAGCAAAATTTCCATGACCTTATGCTTTACCGAGAGAAATATACTACTTATGTTGTCAATGGTACATCCGATACACCTATTACATCTACAATGCTTTACACTGCGGTAGGTGCATTTACGCTCAACCTTGCTACTTTGGCTAGGGCATTAAGTGCTAGTCAATCATCCGTATTTACTGCATATTTTGCTGCAAATGCAGACTATTCGCTGACTATTACTAATGCAGGAACACTTAAATATGTTGGCAGTGCTAGTGATGTAGCTATTACAAGTGCAGGTCTGTTGTTGAACATTATGATGCTGAAAGATAATAGTGGCAATCTGACTAGCATCGTGCAAGCATCTAAGTTATCGTGAGGTGACGATATGGGACTTAATAGAATGATGATGAAAAATGGTGAAGTAAAGGTTGTAGATGGTTACAAGAGTTGGGATTGGATTGAATTAGATAATAAAACAATTTCTTTTACTGTTCCACCGGGGATTAAGAGAATCAAAGTAACATCGTATATTGATGGGCTTGAGGGCGACCCTGATGTAGAAATCTATGCTAGTATAAAGAATACATCAACCAATAAAGTTTGGGGTGATGGTTGGCTTGTTACTGATCCTGATGGTAGAGTAATTGATTCCAAAGATATTGATTCTATTGTAGGTGTAACCCCAAATAAAACCTATAACTTGCTGTTTAATTGCCGTGATACAAGTGGTGTGGATTTTTCATGGGGTAAAGCAATAAATGCGATGACACCTACAGTTGAAGATTATTGAAACAAGGAGGCTAATGCATGAATACAACCTATAAATACAAAGAGAAAATCTATACAAACATCTACCCTTTGTCTGAAGCCTTAGGGCAGGAAGGTATCTTTATTCCTCTATCAATCGACGATGAAGCCTTAGCGGAATTAAATGTTACTGTTATGCACGAGGAAGAACCTTTGGAAGTAATTAAGCAACGCAAGATTACGGAGCTTAAATATCAGCGTGATACAGCGGAAGTCGCTCCCATTGCCTATAATGGGCATAGCTTTGACTATGATGACAAGGCGCGTGAGCGTATCAACGCTGCCATCATTGCCTTAGACGTGCAGGGAGCTGATGCGTCCATTGATTGGACTACTGCAGATAACGCTGATGTTAAGGTAACAGCTAACGACCTGCGTATGATTATTGCTGCTGTGGCGGTACGCAGTAACGCTTTGCATACGGCGTACCGCAAAGCGAAGGCGCGGGTTGAAGCTGCCAGCACGGCAGAAGAAGTAGAAACTGTGACGTTTGAAATTTAATTTATAGGAGTGTAGTGAAATGGTGGAACAATCTTTGGATGCTGCGTTAAACTCTATTATTAACGTTATATCCGGTTGCGTAATAACGCTACTTATTACGATGTACAAACAAAAGAAAAAACAAAATGATGCTTTAAAAGCAGGATTGCAAGCTTTATTACGTGACAGAATTATCCAGGCTTATAATCATTATGTTCAGGATAAAGGCTGGATACCAATCTACGCAAAAGAAAGCATTGATGCTTGCTACAAAAGCTATGAGGCGCTGGGCGACAATGGCGTAATCGATAATCTTATGCAGCAACTCAATGAGCTACAGAACTATCCGCCAAAAGATAAAAGAATGAGAGGTGAATATAATGCGTAAGTTACTGAACATGATAAAAAAAGACGATAACGCCTACAGTGTGGGCAGGGTATGCGCCGTTGTAAGCTTTATTGTTTGGTGCGGTATATCGATTTGGCTGGCAGCGTTCGCCAGAACCTGGGGTAACTACGAGTCTTTTACATTAGGTATGGTGGCGCTGTTGCTTGTACAACTTGGAAACAAGGCTATTGAAACAAGAATGTTTAAGGTGGCAAAGGAGGAATAAACTATGATTGGAGATTTATCTAAACGCTATGAGTCCAACGGCGACGCCGGCTGCATTAGCAATGGCTACGGCGACGCCGGTGGAAAATCTTATGGTATGTATCAGCTGTCCAGCAACATGGGAGTTGTTGATGACTACATCAGATGGCTGCGTAGAAATGGCTATTGGTTTGCAGAGAATTTAGCAGAGCATCCAGTTGGTAGCCTTGCTTTTGATGAGGCATGGCGCTGGCTTGCCTATAGTAACAACAAAGCTGACTTTGAAAAAAGCCAGCATGACTATATCTGCGATGCTTATTATAAGCCGGCTGTAGCTGCTCTCAAGTGTAACAACTATAATATCGAAAAGCATCATGAGGTTATGAAAGATGTTGTTTGGAGCCGCGCTGTACAATATGGCGCTGGCAACATTGGGGAGATGTTCGCGGAAGCCTGCGAGAAGCTGGGATATCCTAACCTCAGCTATGTTGATGACAGTAGCTTTGATGCTGATATGATCAAGGCAATCTACCTGAAAGTTTGCAGTACTCCGGCATGGACTAATGGCAGTCCTGCTTTAAGAAAAGGGCTGTACAGCCGCTTTGAAAGAGAGTGCGCAGAAGCACTGGAAAGAATTTAAGGAGGAACACAAATGAAAAAACTATTCATTTCTCAACCTATGTGTGGCAAAACTGATGAAGAAATATTAGCGGTACGCAAGCTTGCTGTTAAACAAGTGCAAGAACGTATCGGGGAAGATGTCGAAGTAATTGACAGTTTCTTTCAAGAACATCCGACTTTTGATAAACCATTAAAGTATTTAGCCGCAAGCATTGCCTTACTGGCTGACGCTGATATTGCTTACTTTGCAAAAGACTGGGGCAAAGCCCGTGGATGTGAAATTGAACATAAATGTGCTGTTGCTTACGGCATTGAGATTCTGGATGAATGGCCAGAACCTAAGGATGAACTATAAAGATGATTTAAAGCTCATGCTTTAAATATAGTCACCGTGCAAGAGGCTTTAGTTATTCCCTCTCCTATACGCGTAGCATTTTCTGGTAAATTTTGCGTAAAAGCCGGTGACACAGTTTATAATGATAGGAGGTGGTATGATGGAAGAGCTGCAAGCATTTGTAACCGACAAGAAGTTTTTAGCCGGCCTTATCATAGGTTTTACGCTTGGTGCATTGCATCATTACTTCGGACTTTAATTTAGTTATATCCTGAATATCCAATACTACGAGAGACGTAATTTAATACGCGTTTTGCAAAAAAATCACCTACAAACTGTTTCGAAATGGTTATAGGTGATTTTTGCTATGAGGTTAAGATGAGACATGAAAAAATTTGGAATACAAAAATCATCCTTGCTTTTGCCGCTGGGTTGCTTATTGCTGGTGGTGTCTATGTCACTAACCGTGCAGGCTGGCTCACCACAGAAAACGGACGAAGTAACGGAGTACGTGATGACGGAGTATCAGTACAGCAAGTTAAAGAGCAATTTGGCAGAGCTGAAAAAAATCAACATTCAATCACAGACGGCGTTACAGCAGTCGAGGGAAGAGTTGAGAGCATCCAACAGCAAACTGCTGACGTTGCAGAATCAACTGAAAGAGCTGAACAACGTCTGTCTGACGCTGAAAGTCAAAACGAAAGAGCAGGAGAGCTTATTGCAGAATGCGAATCAATCCTTGGCTCAGTTAGAAAAAGAGTTCAACCTAAAGCGAAAACAAATTAAAAGACAGCGTAATATAGCTTACGTTATTGCTGGGTGTGCATTGTATGTAGCGATAAAAAATTAACAAGGGAAACAGAAAAGGCAGGAGCGAATCCTGCCTTTTAGTATAGTAATTAAGCTGCCAAATTTATAGCAATAGTAAAAGTATATACGCTCATACCGTCACGGTTCCGCGGCACCAAACAATGATATACGCTTATTATCATTTATAAATGATTTAAGTAAAGAAGGCTGATTGAATTCTTAGAGGGTCAATCAGTTTTTTTGTATTCTCAAGATGACTAAGGAGATTCCTATGACCATAGAAAATAAATTGGGCATTACTAATTCTGCGGAGCTGGCCAAGGAAGAAGAGCGACTCAGCAAAATGCAAGCTATAAAACTATTTGAGAGTGATGCTTTGGCGAATCTACCGGCCGGGAAATTTTCGGCACTGCCTTTCATTCATGAGTATCTTTTTCGCGATATCTATAGCTTTGCGGGAGAGATTCGTGATGTGAATATTGCTAAGGGTAACTTTCGCTTTGCTCCCTTGATGTACCTGCGGGAGGCTCTGTAGCATTTGGACGCCATGCCCCAGGGCAGCTTCGACGAGATCGTGGAAAAGTATGTGGAGATGAATATTGCTCATCCTTTTCGCGAGGGTAATGGCCGCAGCATGCGCATTTGGCTGGATGATATGCTGAAAAAGGAGCTGGGGCAGTGCATTGACTGGTCCATTGTGGATAAAGAGGATTATCTTTTGGCTATGGAGCGGAGCCCCATTCGTGATATCGAAATCAAGCATGTGCTCGGCAAGGCTTTGACCAATAACATTGCTGACCGCCTCACCTACATGAAGGGCCTAGACGTAAGTTATCATATCGAAGGCTACAATGCTTATAAGGCCGAAGAGCTGTGAGTATGCAAAGTACAACTATATCACTTTGGTAATACAAATATATAAATATAAAACAAGAGCTAGGAGACAGCGCGCTCCTAGCTCTTATTTTATTAGTAGCACAAAAGCAATTGCATCTATATCACTTTGGTGATATAATAACCATGAGTATAGAAAAGAGGGGGTAATTATGGATAAGCTTATAACTATCTATCATGGCTCTGAAAATATCATAGCAAAACCGGAGTATGGCAAAGGTCGCTTAAACAATGATTTCGGACAGGGTTTTTATTGCACCGCAAGCGAAGCTTTAGCCAAGGAATGGGCTGTGTCCTCCATGCGCAATGGCTTCGCCAATTGTTATATGCTAGATACAGAGTTTTTAAATGTTTTAAATCTTAATACTCCCCAATACACTATTCTTAATTGGATAGCAATATTGATAGAACATCGTCTTTTCACTGTTAAAACACCTGTGGCCAGAAGAGCTAAACAGTACTTAATTGATAATTTTACAGTAAACGTGAATGCATACGACTTAATCATCGGCTACAGAGCAGATGATTCCTACTTTGATTACGCAGAGTCATTTATCAATAATGGTATTTCGGTTCAGCAATTAGCAAGGGCTATGCGCTTAGGAAAATTAGGTGAGCAAATTGTCGTTAAATCTAGCTTTGCTTTTTCAAAATTGCAGTTTCAAGGCTATAGCGTAGCTGAAAGAGAGCGCTACTACCAATTGCGTAAGGATAGGGATGATGAAGCTAATCGATTGTATTGGGAACTACTGGAAGAAGAAAATGACGGTCTATATATACAGGATATAATAAGAGGGGGCATAAAAAATGACGATGCGCGCATACCAAGAAATGTATCTGAGTAATGCCCAAGCTGTGTTAGGGGATGCTTTTGATTATGCCGTCAATGTTTGCCATTACTCTGGAGAAGATTTTATAAAAATGTTTGTTGTAAGCACCATTAGTACAAAAATCGCCAATGGCGAGCCCGCCTACACTAAAGGAAAAAGTGGCATAGAGGTGCTCATAGACATAGTATACGAAACTACCGGCAAATATATCCCAATAATACCTGAGGCAAGATTTTCTCGGTCTCCTGAATATTGGATTGGTTGGGCGATAGCTTATTATCAATGGTACTCCTGCAGAAAATTCGGGGAGATTTTTAGGGCAATTAGCTTTGCCGATTTAAAAAGCCTCTATCATACTTTACACGAAGCAGACATTAGCAAATTCGTAGATATAGTTGATGCGAAAATGAAGGAGTATTATCCAGAAACAAGGCTTAAAAGCTTTAGAAGTACGAATGGATTAAGCCAAAATGAGCTAGCTAGAGTTTCTGGTGTTAATTCTCGCTCCATCCAAATGTATGAACAGCGCCATAAGAATATCAATAAGGCTAGTGCAGAGACAGTTTGGCGGTTGGCTAAGGCCTTGAATTGTGGTATGGAGGATTTGCTTGAGGTTTAAAAGTTGTTTTTTAAAGGTCCGTGTCAAGAATAAAGCCTTTTAACAGGTGTTCTTTCAATGTGCTATTGGCCCATAACCATATTTGTAATTTTGTCTGCATCTAGGATAATTTCAATGTTTTTGTCAGTAACAATAACTTTGATTAAGAATAATTGTCTCATTGTATAATGAAATTGCACACCTGAAAAATTGAATAAAAAATAGTCCATTG